CAGTTAAATAAACATCCTGTGCTCCGTAAGCTACTAATTGAAGAAGACCACCACCCATTTACGCTATATTCTTTATACTATTAGAGGAGAAAAAAATATGAATTAAATGTATGTATATGTATTAATTTATTATATAAAAAGTAATATTTATTATTCTATAATAAAGATGTTCAAAGAAAAATCATCAAAAAAAAAATATATTTCCGACAATAATGAGGTTTTTACGTTAGATGCGATGCATAACAATATTATAAAGAAGTTTGAACTTACGAATAAAGACAAAGAGGGTTTCAAGGTACTATTACAGGATTTGGAAGCTCAGTCTAACCTAATTATGGAAAATATAGAGATCCGCAAGAATATTCAGAGTATAGACAAGGACCGGGAATATATGAATAGTTTATGGAGTAGTAATATTATTATAAGAGAAAAAATTATTGAACTTAAAAACAATATTAAAGAACTGGATTCGTATAACGAAGTTGAGTATTATAAGAATACTAGTTATATATTATTCCAATACTACGATACGGTAGAGAAGCAATCCAACATAAGCAATACTCACGCCTCGATATCAAACGGCGTTTGTATATCGGCGAGTGAATTGTTGAGCAGGCAACCGAAGATTTACAAGAATGATTCCAAGAAGAAGAGGTCGTCAGTGTCAGCAACTACAATAAATGTTTTGGATGCTCTTAATAATTTAAATACAGAAAATAATTCAACGAGTGATAGCGACAAATCAGGAGATACAGGAATTGGAAATAATGTGAATGCGATTGATTATTCAAAGAGCGTTAAAGAGAATGCGATTGACAAAAGTTCCCTCGTAGATAAATATATGTCGATTATAAATAAAAAGTATGTTCGCAATGTTGAAGAGGAGGATATTGAGATCTGTAAAAATTGTAAGAACCATATGACATGTTTACAGCACGACGCGATCATCATTTGTAATATTTGCGGATACCAGGAGTTGCTTCTGGTGGAGCAGAACCGTCCTATATTAAAGCAGAATACAAAGGATACATCGCACTTTAGTTATAAGCGGATCAATCATTTTCGCGAATGGTGCAATCAGGTTCAGGGGAAAGAGAGTACAGATATTCCCGACGAAATATTTGAAAAGATTTTAACAGAAATCAAAAAGGAGAAGATTGTGGATACGAAAACGATCACTTATAACAAGATGAGGGATATTCTCAAGCGTCTTCGGATTAATAAATATTATGAGCATATTAATTATATTATTAACCGGATCAATGGGATACCTACGCCACAATTTAGTCAAGAGCTGGAGGACAAGTTATGTAATATGTTTCGCAATATTCAAGCGCCGTTTTTAAAACATTGCCCGAAAGATCGCAAGAATTTCTTGTCTTATAGTTATGTTTTATATAAGTTTTTTCAAATATTAGGGCTGAATGAGTATCTCAAATATTTCCCGCTATTAAAAAGTAGAGAGAAACTATACGTCCAAGACCAAATATGGAAAAAAATATGTTTAGAACTGAATTATGAAATCATACCGTCTCTCTAAGTCTCATATTTTAAATTTAGATTCCGTTAGGGAAACCCACCATCCTGAAACCGGCACCAAGACCGACACCTTGTCTTGCGCCTGCCGAAACTGCTGGGGATAACAAGTCAAGAACAGAGAAGGTGCATGCGGCTGTTAATGCGAGCATGAAGATTTCGCTCAAATCCAATTTGTTATTTGGTAATATAAGGGCAACGAATGCGACGATAAGTCCTTCGAACGCATATTTAAGGAGTCTTATAACGACATCCCAGAAATCAACAGTGTATTCCATTTTATACTACTAATACGAAATAAATTTATTTTTTTATACAAAATATATATAAGATTTATATTCTATATTAGATTAGAAAGAAAGATATTAAAAATGTCCGCAGATGTTGTAAGCGTAAAGGAGGTAGATTATCTGGATGAGGATAAGCCGATCAGAGGGCAGAACTTCGTTTTGCTATCTTTTTTGAGTCCTGAGGATGTCCTTGTGAATAAGGAGGCATATATGTTCAGTCAATTTCTTACAAAGTTTAGTAAAGATATGACTACGCTACTTGATGGTATCGCTACGAAATATAGCGATTCAAAGGATTTTGTTGATTCTGTAAAGGAGAATAACGCGTTTATCTTTGACCCGAAAGATATGAGCGAACAATATGGGTTTTACAAGTCAATTCATAATGAAGAGTTGGAGGCGTCGTATCATCGTGATAATAACTTCACGACTTCGATCCGTGGCATCAAGGTTCGTGGTGTCTTTGATACGATTGAGGAGGCGAAGAATCGCAGTGAATTTATCAAGAAGATTGATAATAAGTTCAATATCTATATTGCGCAGATGGGTTGTTGGTGTCCGTGGTCGCCGAATCCGGACTGTTTGGAGAATCAAGAATACGCAGAGACGCAACTGAATACCCTAATGAAAGAATACAAGAAGAACATGAACGATAAGGACGTTGTCTTTGAGGCTCGCAAGACATCACTATTTCCGGCGCAATCGGTTAGTGAGGTTAGCGAAGTTAGTGAGGTTAGCGAAGTTAGTGAGGTTAGTGAGGTTAGCGAAGTTAGTGAAGCGAAAACAGTAGATGACAATGAGATCGTATTGGAGGAACCGGTTGGGACTTCGGCGGATATTGGAGCAAATCCACAGGATACGATCGATATGTCTGATGTGAAAAGCAGTATTGAACAGGTTGATGCGTGGAGTGCCCAGAAACTCGGGATTCAATAAGTCTTCGCTCTGAAACTAATAATTTTTCTTATTTCATTATATTAAGAAATGAAAGCAATCGCGATATTTTTATTATTTATAGGGTCTATAATGATTATACAAGGATATTACAGTAATAAATCGGTATGTAAAAAAGATAAGGTGGTTGTCAAATATGTACCGCGAAGTATTTACGAGGAGCAATTAAAACCCGAAGAAAATCTTCAAACATTTTATAAGAGTATGTTTGAGGATATTTTATTACACTAATCTGTTTTTATTTTTATCCTCGTAATTAGTAAATGGATATATTGAAAGATATTGAAAAAAACATATTAAATATTAATATGTATGACAAATCCGTTGAACCGGCAAAATTAAATAAAATAAAAGCACAAATTGACGAATATTTCAAATTCAAAGACGAAGATAACAATATCATATCGCAAAAAATAATGAAATACGAAGAAGACTACAAGATACCGAGAGAGCGGAATAATTATGAATACGAGTTATTTTTAGAAAAGAAAGATGAGTTGCGATCTATATTTAAAGAGACGAAAACATTAGCATCGCTATATGAATATTTAAATTATAAATATGCGAATGATACCCAGGTCCCAGACATATACACATATAACAATAGCGGGGTTAAAGGTGTTATCGTTTCGCGACCTAAAGAACCGAAAGTGCCTAAAGAACCGAAAGTGCCTAAAGAACCGAAAGTTCCTAAAGAACCGAAAGTTCCTAAAGAACCGAAAGTTCCTAAGGAACCGAAAGTTCCTAAAGAACCGAAAGAACCGAAAGAACCGAAAGAACCGAAAGTGCCTAAAGAACCGAAAGTACCTAAGGAACCGAAAGTACCTAAAGAACCGAAAGCGCTCAAAGATTGTCCCGAGGGCAAGGTGCGCAACCCTATAACGAAACGTTGTATCAAAGATGTAAATTATAAAAAAATATAGGATATAAAGAAGGATGGTAAAAAACGTCAATCGCACATTTAGAATCAACTGGTTTAGTTTCGTATTTGCCTTTCTATTAGGTATTATATACGTGTATATATCTTCTCCACCAACCCGAAATATCATAAAATATCCAACACCTTATAACGCGAATAAAATCGTATATAAGAACCTTGATAATCAATGCTATAAATACAACGCAGAAGAAGTTAAATGCTCCGATGCGTCTTTAACACAACCTATTATATAAAGGATAAAGGATACATACTTATTTTTTAAATTTTTATAGATTAGAATGAATAAAAAGGAGCCGTCAGGATTAAGAGTTTCAATTGACCGAATGTTTTATGACGAGACGGGTCAAATCATAGTAAGTGCGTTGTTTGGTCTTTCGCTCGCCTTGTTATTTAGACGTATCTGTAAGGATAACTGCGTTATATACTCTGCACCTGATATGAAGGATATTGAAGGAAATGTCTTCAAATTGGAAGATACCTGTTATAAGTATACATCGTATCCTGTAAAATGTAGTACTACGATTGAGAAACCATTGGAACCGTATGATATTAATAAAACGCCTGATAATTTAATAAGTATCCCCGGATTTTTTGAGAGAATGTTCCTCGCGTAATATAATTTAGATTGAAAATATTATATATCAATAGATAGAATTATTATAATGTCAACACCGTTAAGCACTTTACCGTTGAAAACGCAACTGCCAGGTGCTACAGAAGTAAATGACATTAATGACCCTGTAGTTCAAGATGTCCTAAATGAATTCCAAGACGAACTAATGTCAAAGCAAGCAAAACCGCCTATGTCGCATCCTCCGCATCCACAGATGCCTCCCAATCCATCACAGTCATATCAACCGTCGCATCCATATCCATATCAACCGTCGCATCCGTATCCGCACGCGAGTAAATATGATGGACTTGTGTCTTATGTGGATGCGGAAGTCGCAAAAAAAAGTTTAATATTGGTTATATTGGCGGTGATCATCTATCATTCAGGTATTATCAACACGGTATATGAGAAGTTGCCCGA